GATAGTCGCTATGTGGCTCTGCATCCCAAAGTATGTCGACGCAATAAGCGCCATCTATTTCACCCAGCGGCACTGCGAAGCCTTGCGGCACTGGTAGCGCGGTGAATGTCGCCTCGTTGGGGAAGGCGTATTTGCGGAAGGTCGGCATTATAGTCGGGTTAATTCGGCAAGTTGGTCATTCGATAGCCTTGTGGTGTAGAGTGCGGCGGCGCGGATGCGGTCGTTGAGGAAATTTGTTGAGGCGCTACTTTCAATTTTACCCAAAAAAACGGAAGTGCAGGCAGGCACTAACGCAGATGTGTCAGTGCCAATTTGTGTGCCGTTGAGATAAAATGCGTAGTCGTTTTCCTTATACGCGACAGCGACTTTGTAAATACCTGATACTTGTGCGCTACTGCTCAAATCGACCTGACTACTTGTGCTGACGTTAGCAAGCAACCTGAACCTTGACGCTGTGTTAAATATCAATGTAATTCTATTGCTCGTAGTGCCATCGGATAATGCGATTATTCTTGCGTTTTGCTCAAAATTTTTCAAATCCACCTCCGCATAAATCGTCCCCTCCGTCTGCCCAATCAACCCGCTGACCAGCGCCCCCGATGCGCTGATGGTATCAGCGGCACGGCTTACTGCTGTCGTTGTGGGGATGTACGAAGTTGGGATTGAGCCTGTTTCGACTTGTGCGCCCCAGCCGTACAGTACATCGCCTGTAACGCCAGAAAAAGATGGAATGCGACTACTGCCAGTTGATGTAATGAGCGCAATTATCAAGCCTGCACCAGTGCCAGTTGAATTGCAAGTAGCGGTAAAAATGCAACGATACCAGCCATCTCCGTAGTTTTCAATCCTTGCGGCTCTATTTGCATCGGCTGATGAACCGCTAACGACTGAAACTGTGCCTGCGATTAAATCAAAATTAGCATAGCCTGTTTGTGTAAACCTTGCAGATGGAAATGTTAGCTGCACAAATTGACCTGCTGCTCCTGTCCCTGCCTTGAAAAGAGCCGACTGTGTATAAATTGTGCCACTTGTATAAGATACAGTCGTTGTGCCATTGCTAAAGACAAAATGCGAACCGCTTGCCGCTGTTGGGCTTAAGGCATTAGCCGTAGCATTGCCATTTGGAGCAGATGTTGCGCCTGTTACATTAGTTGCATCAGTAAGTGTCCAATTATTGCCACTTACCCACGATTCGCTATGAAACGCCAAATTCTGCGCACTCGGCTCAACCAACAAGGCAGGGCAAGACTGCCCAAGCCAGTCAATCCTCGGCACTCCCAATGCGACGCTCTCAATCAACCCGCTGCTATTCACGCGCGTTGCCGTTGTATTGCGGCTGACGGTGAAACGCATCGTGCTATCCTCCGCGACAAACGGAGGCACGTCTTGGTAGAGGTTGCCAGCCTTGTAGAATTGCGGAACAATCAGCAGCGAAGGCGTCGATGGCAGACCTGCGTTGTAGGCATTAACACCCCGAGCTAACAAGCACGGAGCATCCTCAACGGTAGCGCCAGCAGCCTTAGCGCCTTCAAGCGCCTTGTAGAACTCCGACTTGTACGCGCCATTGTTGCCCAGCATCGTCGCGTTGGGGATAGCGTAGCCCTGGATCATAGCGCTTAGTCAGTATATGCAACAGCAGTGCCAGCGGCAATCGTGACCGCCTTAATCGTCAAGCCCTGTGGCGCACGCACAATCATACCGGTCTGCCATTGGAATGTAGAGTTGAAGCCGAGCACTGTCAACAGGTTGCGATCCAACTGATCCGTCAGCGTGCTGATCGTCGTGTTCGGCGTGTTGATGACCAGGAACTTGATGCGCTGATTTGTCAACGCAGCAGCGGTAGCTCCCGATCCACTCACACCCACAACTTGGATGTTGAGGCCATCAGCCATCATATCTTGGGTTACTGTACTCATAGCTTTGTGTTTATTGTAAATATACCTTACGTTGGAATTTCACAAACTGAATGCCCCCAGGGGATGTCAAAACTTAGCGCAGCCGTCCACCCGGCTACCTTGTCATCCCTGGCTTCGACAAACCTGGTCAACGCCACGCTGTCCTGCAGCGTCCATATCTCATCGGGATCATCCGTCAACGATGCGATGAAGTCTTGAGCCGTGCGCAGCTGATCGCTCAGCACCTCGTCTTCATTGTCAGTCCACCGGTAGACAACACTGCCGCTGATGGTGGCATCGAGGCCACGCAGGTCTTCAACGCGGTCCATCCAATAGCACTGCACTGTCAGCGTCAGCACGCCCCTCCCCGCTTGTGCAGAGATGACGTCAGCGAAGACCAAGGGATAGGCGATCCTATCCCTGTCGCTGGTGCGTAGATTTATTACATTGTCCGTCCCGATTGCCAGCGGATCCCCGGTCCCGAAGCTGTTCACCTGGGGATGGTTTACCGCTCGCGTCATCAGGGCGTTTTTGATCTTTACCCAAGACATAGCGTGCCAGTTTTAATACGTTGTTTTTATGCGCTCCCATTAGCAATTATCACATCCATACCAGCCTTCGTCGTTAATGCCATACGGCCTATCCAAGCCGACGCCACGCATCCGGTATCCGCGATCCAGCACCATGCCCACGCGATAGTTGGTGGCATTCGGGTAGATCGTGTCAATGGCCACCGTTGGGCTGTTGAACAGCGGGTAGTCATTGCGGTTCTCGACCAGGTAGCGTGTCACCCGCTCGCTGTACCACTCCGCATCGCTCTTGGTGCGGTCCATCAGCCTGGTGATCTCATCGACATTCATCGCCGTGCTCTCCGTGCTACTGCGGCGGTCCATCCCTTTGTTCATGTACTTAAACGCCAGGACCATTGGCAGCTCAAATTGCAGCCACTGAACGAGTGCCGGCTGGATGTAATCTTCCAGCAGCGTCGTGTTCAGCGCACTCACACTCTGAGCGATGATCTGCGCCTTAATCTCGTTGTACAGCGGTGATCCGATGATTGGCTGTATGCGCATCTCCTGCACCTTGATCAGCGTCGGCCGTATCTGCGTGTAGCTGACGTTCTCGTTGATGATGCTGTTCTCGAGCAGCGTCTGCTCGCTGATAAATAGTGCTTTGCTCATGGCGCTTCTGTTATTCTGTTTCCTCTGCGTATAACTGTGACCTGCTCCCAGATATGGCGGCATTGCGGTGTGCGGATGTCCGCCGGTCCCGGTCTGCGATACCACCCACCCCTACGCGCCCAGACGCTGTATCCCATGATCTGCGATATTTGATTTATCTCATCCCTGGTGTAGACCTTGCCGCTCTGCGCCATCTGCATCATGATCGTGCAGAACTCCCTGCTGGTCTTGACATCTCTGTTGCTGAATCCAGGTGCCCATGCGTAGCGATAGCGCATCTCCAGCGTCGGCACCTCCGTAGGCGCTGTCTCCTTCTGGATGGTGTCAATCACCCGGCGGATGGGATAGCGGTTCTTCTGCATCAGGTATGCCACCCGCTTGCGTATACGCTCACGGCTGACACCAAACTCCCGCGCCATCTCTTCCACCGTTGCATCTAAGTTCCTGCGCCGGTACTTGATGATTTTGTCATCCAGCTCTTTCTCTTCTTCATCCAATGCCGCAAACGCCTGCTTGGTGGCGTTGCTTATATCCTCTTCCAGCTTACCAGTGAAGTGCAGCGGCTGGCTATGCAGGATGACGTAGTCGCTCTCCTGGCTGCCAAATGTCGAGGCCACGCGGTGCAGGATCTCGTACTCTTCGTTGCCCCAATCACACGTCGCATCCTCATAGTCCTCAGCGCTGAACTCCTGCTCATTCACGCCCAGGAATGCATCGACCTGCTCAGCACTCAAACCGAAGCCAGCACCCAACATCGTGCGCGCTTGCTCCAAGTTAATCTTGCCCTGGCCATAGTGTCTGACGATGCGCATCAAGTTCTGATACTGCCGCCCCGATAAGGTGCGTATCGCTTCGTTTATGGGCTCTGCGGTCGCTTCTATGGCGAGATCTCCCTCGCCTGGCTCTATCACTTCACCCGCTGTTTTCAGTGGCTCTAATCCCGCTTTTTCACGCAGCTCATCAGGTGTCATGATTGTCATCAGCGCCTGCTCCGATAGCTGCTCGGTGATCGGCTCAACCGGGATCAGCGTCAAGCCTTCAACGCCGTTGAACGATGCCAGGTAGTTCATGGTTCTCTCAATCCTCTTGATCCGGTCCTGGACATAGGTGTTCCGGAATAGCTCAAAGGCTTCCACCAGTTCCTTGCGCCCTCCGAGCTGGCCTTCAACACGAACGCCAAACAGCTGAGGATTGGTCACCCGGTGGCTGATAAAGATCTCCTGCTGCACCGTTTTGTTC